AATGAACAGAAAAGGTAGTGACCTTAGATTAAACATTAAAGTGTCCTTAGAAGAGATATTTGAGGGGTCAGTTAAGAGTATAAAATACAATAGACATAATGCCTGTATGTCATGTAACTCAGTTGGTGGTTCTGAACCAATGACATGTATAAGATGTAACGGTCAAGGTATGGTTACTGAAGAAGTTAGAACACCATTTGGTGTAATGCAAAATGTAACTAATTGTCAACTATGTCAAGGTGATGGTGTTATATATAAAAATAAATGTACTACATGTAATGGAAATGGTATTACAAATAAAGAGGAAATGATTGATATTAAAATCCCATCTGGTGTTCAAGATGGTATGAGTATGATTTTCCAAGGTATGGGTCAAGCTATTAAAAATGGTACATCGGGTTCATTAGTTGTCAATTTTAATGAAATACCAAATAAAAGATACGTTAGAAACGGTAATGATTTAAGATACACATTAAAATTACCATATTATACATTAGTGTTAGGTGGTGAAACAAATATTGAAACAATAGACGGTGCTAAAATTAAAATTAAGATTCCAGAATTAAATAGTATTGGTGACACATTAAGGGTATCAGGTAAAGGTATGAAAGTAATGAATTCTGAATCAAGAGGTGATTTAATGATTAATTTAGATATTGATATGCCTAAAGAATTATCAGATAAAGATAGGGAATTATTAGAAAAAATGAAAAATGTTGATGATAGTGTTGTTTAATCTAAAAAAAGGTAGTAAGTTTGCAATCAATATAATTAATAACTAAAATAAATAAAAAATTATGGCAAAGTTTGAACAACCGTTTGAAGACACAAAATCAATTTTTGATGGTCTAATTGTTAATGCTGATTTGGATAGAAATGTTACTATCGAAGTTTTGGTAAATAACAAACAAAAAGAAATCTACAAGTTAATCAAAACTAATGATTTAACAAAGTACAAAACAAATGTTGATGTTTTCATGGTGATTAATGAAAAAGTATTCGACCAATTAAGTGATGTGCATAAAGTTATTATTGCTGATGAAGCATTGGCTGGTATCCATTACGATTTCGAAAAGGATAAGTTAACTATCGGTAAGGCTGACTTTACAACATTCAGTGGTTTATTACAAAAATATGGTGCTGACCAATGTGTTGAATTGAAAGAATTGATTAAATTAATTTACTCTCAAAAACAAGAGTCAGAAGCTGAAACTGAAGCGTAATGACTGTAGAGGAAATTGATTAATTTAATGATAAATTATCATTTATAATATCTGTAATAACTTTAAGGTATTTTAATGATTTAATAGGTTTAAAATATGTTTCTTGTGAAGTATTAATCACACATAATGATATATTTTTTTCATGACATATTTTAAACTTATTTTTATCATTTTTTTTAGTTTTTTCCAGTTTGTCAAAACCAAATATTGGTTCATAATGAAAAATACCGTTGATTTCAAATGCTAATTTTAAAGAAGGTATATAAATATCTAACTCAGCATTAATAACATTTGTTTTATTATAATCAATATATAAATTAGGATATAATATAGTTAATTGTTCTTCTAACCATATTTCAAGTTTAGAACGATTAGAACCCCATGTTTTGTGTTTATTATTGTAAATTGCTGAACAAGAATTAGAACAAAATGTATTTTTATTTTTAATAATATTACAATTATGTTTTTCAATTTCAGTATTACATGTTAAACAGTTTACAAAAGTTCTTTTTTTATTATATTCACCATTACAAGACAATGAACAAAACATACCTTTATCGATAGTATTAGGGTTAAGTACATCTTTAATTCTTTTCTTCTTTAAAAAAAATGTTGACATACAGTTATAACATTCACATGGTAATTTATCTTGTGATTTAGCTAAGTTAAAATCTTTTTCATTGTAAAGTGGTTTCATAATAATTTATATATAAATATATGTAAATTATTAAAAAACTAAAATTTAAGAAAAAACCTCTCGGTAAAATAAAATATAATTTTAAAATAAATAAAAAATGGAAATAAATGAAATAAATGAAATAAATCCAGAAGCATTATTATGTGATGGGTTTGATGACGCAATAATTGGACTAGCTGAACGAATCAATTTAGGCCCTGTCGTTGCTTATGATACTGAAAAGATGATAGATATTATGGTTGAACGTGATGGTATGACATACGAAGAAGCTATTGAATATTTTGATTATAATATATTGGGAGCCTGGATGGGTGAATATACACCAGTCTTTATTCAAACAAAATAAATAATATGATAGATTTTTATAGTGAATTTAAAAATTACGCCATGAATCACATGGGTGTAACTACAATGGAGTTCCATTACTGGGAAAAACTACAAGATAGACTATATAGTTCAAATGCATCATTAACACCGTATATCTTAGAAGAAAGGGAAATGAGAGTTACTCAAATGGATATTTTTTCAAGATTGATGATGGATAGAATATTATGGGTTGCTGGTCCAGTTAACGATGCTATGAGTACAGTTGTACAAGCACAATTAATGTTCTTAGATAACTTGGAAAATAAAATAGTCACAATGCACATTGACAGTCCAGGTGGTTCTGTTAAATCAGGTTTAAGTATGGTAGATGTTATGAATTACATAAGTTCACCAATATCAACTATTAATACAGGCATGGCGGCATCAATGGGTTCAATCTTATTAGGTGCTGGAACAAAGGGTATGCGTTACTCATTACCAAATAGTAGAGTGATGTTACACCAAGTTAGTTCTGGTGCATCTGGACATGTTGAGGATATTAAAATAAGTTTAGGTGAAGCGATTAAATACAACGATAAATTATTTGAAATGTTAGGTGATTATTGTGGTAAATCTAAAGAACAAGTATTAGCTGATTGTAATCGTGATAATTGGTTAAATGCTGAAGAAGCATTAGCTTACGGGATAATTGATGGTGTTGTTGAAAACAAACCAAAAGGTAAAAAATTATGAAACATTTTGATGATTTAAAATATATTGATTATGTGATTAGATTCACTAAACAACTTAATAGAACAAATGAATTAATGTTAGTTTGTTTAAATTTAATGAAAGATGAACCAAAATTAACCATACGTGAAGTTATTGATAAAGGATTAATTGGGTTAGATATACAATTAGATAACTCATTACTAATGGAAATAATTATGTTAAAAACTGAAAAAGAAATTATAGAAAAGTATAATGAGATGTTGGAACACACTGAATTATTAATGGATAAAGTTAGAAACCCAGATAAATATGATGATGTTAATATTGAAAATATTCAACAACATATTAATAATGAGAATGAACAACATCAGATGAACTCATTAATTAAGTGGGTTTTGGGTGAGTAAAAATTAAAAATGTGGCACCATATAACAATTTTTAATTAAAAAAAATAAATATGGAAACAATAATTTTAATATCAGTTTTATCAACGCTGGGTGCTGTTGCAATACTTACTAGTATTGTGGTTGCGTTCATTAAGTTGAAAAGTAAGGTTGATGGTAATTCCTTAAATATAACCATAAGAGACATTCATCAAAGAATTGATGAATTGAATAACGAAACAGGTGATAGATTTGACAGATTAATAACAACTGTATACGATACGATTAATCACAATCATAGTCAAACTTCTAATGAATTTGATGACATTAGAAAAACAATTGATTCAAGGTGTGATAAATTAGATGCAAAAATAAAGGGTAAGTCTGAATATAACCCCACAGACAAACAAATTTTAAACGACTAACATAAAACGGTGCTACATTTTAATGGGAAAAGAAATTTTCCCATTTTTTTTACATAAAAGTTGATATTTATATAAATTGTTAGTATATTTGTAAAAACAAACAAAAGTTCTTTAATTTATGGGGATGGCCAGGCTTTGACTATTTATGGTCTTGTCTAGTAAGCATGTAGTGTTAGATGGAAACACTTTAATCACCTATTATTTTTGTAAATGGCAATTCATTTGACATAGACGAAAACTTCCTAGCAAACGCTTCGATAGAAGTAGTTTCAGGAGAGGTAGCATTAGCCTAAGATAATGCGATGGTGGTAGTCCACCGAAACCTCTAACTTATTGGAGTTAAAACTAAATAGGCAGAAGATTAGTTGTTAGTAAACCGAACTGTGTTAATAAGGGAACTGAAAGGTTTTGGGTAATTCGTAAATTACAACCTAAACATGTAGAAAGCTCTTTGAGAATAAGTAACACATGGGTTCGATTCCCATCATCTCCACGCTTAACGCTTCTAACTCAAACTACCACGAGTTTAGAATAATCTAACCCAACATAATCGCATGTTGGGTTTTTTTATTTTTAGTATTTACATTTTGATTTTAATTTGATATTATTGTATATAAAATTGAAAGAAAAATTAAAATTATGAGTAAAGTTGAAAATGGTAGCACAGTTAAAGTACATTATACTGGAACCTTCGAAGATGGTCAAGTGTTTGACTCATCAGTACAAAGAAACGAACCAATTACATTTACCGTAGGTGGTAAACAAGTAATCCCTGGTTTTGAAAATGCAATAATTGGAATGGAAATTGGTGAAAGTAAAACAGTTACATTACCACCTAATGAAGCATATGGTGAGATTATCACTGAAATGGTTCAGGAAGTTCCAAAGAAATTTGTTCCAGAAACCGTAACAGTTGGTGAAATGTTAACAACTGAAACAGAACAGGGTTCATTTAATGTTGTTGTTAAAGAAGTTAATGAAGAATTTGTAATATTAGATGGTAATCACCCAATGGCTGGTAAAACATTAGTATTCGAATTAGAAGTTGTTGAAATCGTATAAACTATAATTACAAAACATAAAAAAGGACTCCAATAGGGGTCCTTTTTTATTCGAATAATTTTGCAAAATAATCCAGAAATATATTAATTTCTAGGTCTAGTTGGTTTTGGTTTACCGCATCCACATTTCATAGTTAAAGGGTTTTAATGATTGTTATACTTATAAATATAATCGACAATTACTATTAATAAAGATTATTATTTATTTTTTTTGTTAATTAATTATATTTGAATATGTTTAGAAAATATAATATATCATTAATGGATGAAAAATGGGGTATGATAGTACCAAAAATGAGTGTTAGACACATCCCAAGATATGGGGAGTTTATCTATTTAAATAATCAAGAACAATATTTTAGGGTTTTAAATGTAATCCATAATATGACCCATAAACATGAAATATTTATAATTGTTGAACTTTTTGATAAAAAAAGTTGATATATTTAAAAATTGTAGTATATTTGCATATCTCGTTATAAACACGAGTCAAAGAAAGATTACTGCAAACTTAAAAAACTTAGATTTAGATAAAAAAGGAAAAACATCTTTCTGAAGGGTCACGAAAGTGATTACACCCCACTATATTAGTGGGGTTTTTTATTTGCATAAATTTAAAATATGTAGTATATTTGTAAAAAATTATAAATTATGAGTTTACCAAAGTTATTAATTATTGGTCACGCTAGGCATGCGAAGGATTCTATGGCTGAAATTTTACAAGATGAATTTGGATTAAGATTTAAATCATCATCAGAAGCTGCTGCTGAAATTTTTATTTACGATGTGCTAAGTAAAAAATATGGATATGAGACACCTTTTGAATGTTTTGAAGATAGGGTTAACCATAGAGCTGAGTGGCACCAGTTAATTTGTGATTATAATATCCAGGACAAAGCTAGATTGGCCAAAGGGATATTAAACCAAGCTGATTGTTATGTTGGTATGCGTGATTCAAAAGAAATTAAAGAATGTATCCAACAAGACTTATTTGATTTAATCATTTGGGTTGATGCTTCAGAAAGGTTACCATTAGAAGATAGTTCTTCATTTAATATAGATAAAAGTGATGCTGATATTATTATAGATAATAATGGTAGTTTTGAGGAATTTAAAGAAAGAGTAATACGATTAGGTAAAGCATTAATAAAAACCCATTAATACAATGGGTTTTTTTGTATATTATTGATATTTATTAGTATGAGTAATATAATTAAAAAATTATTAAGGGAAGGTTTATTTATTGATGCGGCGATAAATGAAATAACTGATGATTTAGATTTTTCTTCATTTAAAGTAAATAAAATACTGAACCCTAAGGTTTGGGAATCAGAAGATACTATAAATTCAGAAATTAGAGAAACTTTAATAAAAATCGCAAAAAATTATTATGATTCACTATCATTAAATGTACCAATTACCGACATTGTACTAACAGGTAGTTTAGCTAATTATAATTGGTCAAAATATTCTGATTTTGATATTCATATAGTAATTGATATGAATAAATTTGGTGATAAAAAAGATTTAATCAAAGATTTACTTGGTGCTAAAACAAGGAGTTGGAATGATAATCATGATATTAAAATAAAAGATTATGATGTTGAATTATATATCCAGGATAAAAATGAAGAACACCATTCAACTGGTGTCTATTCATTAATGGATGAAAAATGGGTATTAAAACCTGAAAAAACAACACCTAAGGTAAATAAAAATTCTGTTAGGGGAAAATACAAAAAAATAGTTGATACCCTTAATGATATTAAAAAACAATATAAAAAGGGTAATGAGGAAACTGTTACAACTCGTTTAGGTAAACTTAAAGATAGAATTAAAAAAATGAGACAGTCTGGCCTTGAATCTGGTGGTGAATTTTCCCCAGAAAATATTGCGTTCAAATTATTAAGAAGAAATGAAATAATGACTCAGATTGGTGATTTAATGGATAAGGCTTTTGATAAAAGTATGAGTTTAGACGAATGGTTAGCACAATGAAATTAACAACATTATATAATGAAGCAATTGAAAACCCAATTACATTTACGACTTTTGACGATGATGGTCGAGTTACCATATCTGCATATATTGGTAGAACAAATGTTGGTAATATTATCGTTGAACAATTAATGAATGTTTATTGGATGTTTGAAGATGACATGACTGAAGATGAATATGATGAGCTTTTTCCAGATGATACATTTTTAAGAATTGAACATCTATTTGTACCTGATGATTATAAAGATAAAGGTTACGGTAAAGCATTAGTTGCTCAAGCAATACAATACGCTAAAGAAATTGGTGAAAAGATTATTTATCTAAATGCATCACCAATGGGTAGTAGTGGATTAAATATAAATAATTTGACTAACTTCTATAAGGGTTTTGGTTTTCAAATCTTACCACATAGTGATAAATGGTCAAATAATAAAGAAATGATATTAAGGTTGTGAAAGGATTTATTAAAAATACATTAAGAACGCATTTATTATCTGAAAACTATACAAATAATAAGTTCATATTCAGTAAATCACCAAATGGTGAAATTATCACTTTATATTCAAATGACCAAATGGTTGGTGATATCGAATTAGCCTATTCGGATTCCGAAATGGAAATATTACAATTAGATGTATTAGATAAATACAGAGGTGGTGGTTATGCTAAATTGCTTATGAATAAAGCAATAAACCATGCAACTAAAAAAGGTTTAAATTCTGTAATACTAGAACCAGAACCGATGGATACAAAGGGGATTGATAAAGCTGGGTTATATAGTTTTTATAGTAAGTTTGGGTTTGTTGATACTAAAGATGGTAAAATGGTTTTAAATTTAAATGGTGGGGAATCATTAAATGAAGCTGCAAAAATGTTAAATGACTTATCATTAACAACTGGGTTATTTGATACTGGGGAATACTTAGTGTTGTATGATTATCAAAATAATGTACTATATGGTATGATTGCCATTTACCCTGAAAATGATTTTTATTATATTGGTGCTGTAGCAGCACAAAAAGGTTACGGTCCATTAATGTATGAACTGGGCATGACTAAAGCATCACCAAAAGGTTTATCAGCCGATAGAGACTCATCAACAACTACATCAGCAATCAACGTATTTAAAGGTATGGAAAAAAGGGGTGTTAAGAAAAGGGTAATACCATCAGATAGTGATGAATTTATAAAATATTTCGATAAAAGCCCTGAAGATAATATTATATTAAATACGATATATTTTTACGAAGACAAACCAACATATAATAAATTATCACAAGTGGCTAACAATTATCTATCAACAGTTGAAGATAAAAGTACCGTTTTAGATAATTTAAGTGAGAAAGCTTACAGTTTATTTTCATCTAGCTTAAATGAGGGTATAGTTAAATCTGAATTGGTAAATATTGATGATGATGACCTATATGATTCCTTAGATAATCAAGCAAATACCTTAAGGACTACTAGTGAAATTAGTTTTGGTTCAGCTGACCCATTTGAAATACTATATGATGATGAAACTGGTCACTTGGTTGGTGCAACTTGGATTGAAACTTCTGGTGCATTTAGTCCACATATGATTATTGACCCAGAATACAGAAAAATGGGTTTATCACAAAAATTAATTGATGGTGTTGTTGAAAAATACAAGAAGATGAAACAATTAAGAGGTGATAATTATACCTTTATGTTGAATGTTGTTAATAATTCATTAGCAAATACAATGGAAAAACACTATGGGTTTAAAAAAGTAAGTGAAGACCCACACGGAAATATAACAATGACATTATAATACATATTTATTAATATGAATATACATGAATTACTAAATGAATCATTAATTAGTCTTTATTACAATACGTTAATTAATGAAGGTGCTGAAGACCATCCAGATGCAATAGCTAAATGTGTAACACCACAATCATTAGCTGACGATATGAACAAAGAGATAAATAGATTAGGTGTCTCAGCTAAAGACCGAGATAGTCGTGCTAAGAAAGATGTTATCTACCATACAAAACAAATCAAACAAGTTTTAACTAAAGACGGTGAATTAGATGTTGATAAATTTAAATCACTTATAACGGCAACACCCCAAACCATTTTTGATAAAAACCCTAAAATGGAAAAAAGTGATAAAGGTAAATCACAATTTACAGTTAATACTGGTTTACCAGCTATAAATGGTATTGTATATGATGAAAGTGATGGTCAATTCAAACATATTAATACATGTCCAGGTGCTGGTGCTTGTCAATTAGTTTGTTACGCTAGAAAAGGATTTTATGGTATGAATGATGGTAAGATTCTTAAATTAATGAGAAGACTTAACTTACTTTGGAATAACCCAGAAGAATACTACAATATGATTATGGATGAACTTGAACCACTAGCTGTTAAATTAAAAAGACAAGGTAGACGAGAAGGGCAAGTTGACCAATTAGTTATTAGATGGAATGATGCTGGTGATTTCTTCAGTGATAAATATTTTGATATTGCTAAAAGAGTTACTGCTGATTTATTAGATTCTGGATTTGATGTTAAATCTTATGCTTATACTAAACAATCAAAATACGTAAACTTATCAGATGATGAATTCATAATGAATTTCTCTAAAGGTTCACATGAAAGAGAATTAAAACAAGTTGATTTAGAAAAAACAAAGTATTCGGATATCGTTCAAAGAGTAGACACTGAGGGTAATAAAATGTTTACTGATTTATTCGCTAAAGGTATTGACCCAGAAACTGGTAAAGCTAAAAAATATGATATAAACCCAGCAACAGGTTTACCTAATTTTGTTAAAGGTGGTGCTGAAGAATTAAAGAGAAGGGTTTCTAAACAATATAACGTACCATTAGATAGACTTAAATATCAATATGAATTACCAGCTAAAGAGGATGAAAAATTTAAATATGATGTAATTGTATTACCAACTGGTGATAGTGATATTGCTGCACAAAGAATGGATGTACATAAAACATTCCTATTAATACACTAATAAAATAAACAATATAATTTGGTTATACCAAATAAAGTGTGTATATTTGCATTATGAAACAAACTATTAAACAAATATTGAGAGAAGGAATCATTAATGAGGATAGGGTTAAGATGAATATCCCAATACCTAGCGACATTCAACAAATAAAAGATATATTCGTTAAAAACGGACATAAATTATATGTTGTTGGTGGTGCCGTTAGAGATGCCTTATTAGGTAAAACACCTAAAGATTATGACCTCGCTACTGATGCTGTTCCAGATAAAGTTGAAGATATGATGACCAAAGCTGGTTTAAAAACATTACCAACAGGTAAAGCATTTGGTGTAATTAACGTATTTACTGACCAAGGTGAATACGAAGTGGCCACTTTCAGGGAAGATTTATCTGGCGGTAGAAGACCAGATGCTGTATCATTTACTGATATTGAGGGTGATGTTAAAAGAAGGGACCTAACAATTAATGCGTTATTCTACGATATTGAATCTGGTGAGGTTGTTGACTTAGTAGGTGGTATTAATGACCTTAAAAATGGTATTGTTAGAACTGTAGGTTCGCCAGAAGATAGATTTACTGAAGATAGATTAAGAATACTTAGAGCTATTAGATTTGCTGGTAGATTCGGTTCTGATTTAGACCCAGCAGTTGATGCGGCTTTAATGAAAGATGCAAGTCTTGAAGGTATTTCTGGTGAAAGAATTAGAGATGAATTTATTAAAGGGTTAGCATCAGCAAAATCAACTAAACAATTTCTTGAGATGATTGATAAATATGAATTATTCTCTTGGGTGTTTAAAGGTTTAAATGTAAATAAAAGATTTATAGATAACGATGACCCACTTGTATTGATTGCGATATTATTATCTAAAAATGAATTAATGCCGTTAGCTAAAAAGTTAAATGAACTTAAATACAGTGCTGATGAAGTTAAAAAGATAACAACATTAATCGCTATGGTTAATTTGGACATTGACACAGCACCAAAATTAAAGGCTTTATTTGGTAAATCTGGATTATCAAGCGACCAATTAAGAAACTTTGGTGCCAATATGGGTATAAGTTCACAATTGTTAGATTCCTTTGAGGAATACTTAAAATTACCAATGACCTCTGGACCAGAAGCTAAAGAAAAGTATAATCTACAAAAAGATGGCCCTGAAGTGGGTCAAGCGATAAATGCTATTGAGGTTGATAAATTCAAAAATCTAATATAATAAACCACCTTCGGGTGGTTTTTTTGTTTATTTAAGATATTTATAATTAAAAGTATATCATGAAAAAAATTATATCAGAAACTAAAAGACAAGAAAAAGCAAATGAAGTTAAAAATGCTATGTTGGAAAGTTTCGTAAGTACTTTTAACAAAATTAAAAGAGGTGGTGATTCTGAAATTATTACAGAAGAAGCAAAAAAAAGCTCTATCGAACAAAAAGCTAGACTTAGCAAAGGTATTACAGCTATTTTAAATAAGCAAATCGAGAATGAACTTTATTCATCTCAAGTATATCGTGCATTTAGTGCATGGTTAGATGACGAAGGTTGGATTGGTGGTTCTGCACTTTTCTTTAAATATGCAGATGAAGAATTAGGTCATATGTCAAAAATATACACATATCTTTATGAAAAAAATGCTAAAGCAATTGTACCTAATGTTAAAAATGTTCCAGTTAACTTTAATAACGTTAGAGACGTTGTTGCAAAAGCGTTAGAGCATGAAATGAAAGTTACTAAGAATTGGAACGATATCGCTAACAAAGCTAAAGGTGAAGATGATAATGATACATATTCATTTGCTCTAGGTTATGTTAACGAACAAAGAGAAGAAGAAGAGAAAATAAGAAATATTCTATTCAGCATGGATTTAGATATGCCTAAATGGAAAATTGACGAAATGTTTAGAAACTTATTGTAATGAGAAGATTTGATAAAAAAGACAACATTAGAAAAGCTAATTTATTAGCTGAACAAAGATATCTACAATCTAAGGGTTTAATTAGTGAAAATGAAGATTGGGACTTAGAAAGTAGAAAACAAGAATACGGTATTAACCCAGAAATTGACCAAGAAGAATTAAATAGTGAAAACACTTATAAGGTTGAAGTTATAGGTAAAGAAGCTGAAAAAGATGGTGGTTACAAACACCGTTGGGTTTATGAAATAACAGCTAATAACGAAGAAGAAGCTGAAGCAAAAGCTGCTGACCGATTTAATGAAAATTTCCGTTTAAGTGATATTTATTTATTCTCAGTAAAGGCAATTACTAACCCAACTGAAGATGATGAATCCCAACCAAGGGGTATTAGAATGGGTGAAATGGGTATCGATGAAGATAATGTAGAAAGTCAATTTAGTAAACCAAGTTTTGCTGATTCTATTGTTAAGGGTGCTCAGAGTAGTTTACATGAAGATGGTAATGATACATACTTTGAAACTTTAAGTGAAGTATTGGATGCCGTTAGACAAAAAGCAGCGCAATTAGGGTTTGAAGTTGATGAGCAGACAATTTGGACTAATTTTGGTACTGGTGGGATATCATATGAAACTGAGAAGTCAGCAAATATCCCATTATTACAGAATGGAGAACCAATCCTGGATAAAAGAGGTAATGAAGCTAATAGATATATACGTGTATCAATTTACAGAATGCCTAGTGGTAGGTACGAATTAACAATGTATAAAACATGGTAAATAAAAAATAAAATGAGAAGATTTGATAAAAACGATAACATTAGAAAAGTTAATTTATTAGCTGAACAAAGATATCTACAATCTAAGGGTTTAATTAATGAAAATGATGAACTTAATGAAGTTGAAAGAACTTCAATGTCTGAGTTTTTTGGTGATGTAACTGATAATGTTGAAACATTACTTAAAATGTTTTCAAAATACCAACCAAATAATAGTTGGTTTATGACTGTTGGGTATGTGAATAATGCTGACTTAAGTGTTACAGTTAAAAATGAAGATATGCAAGGTTTGGAAGATATTGCTATAAAATTAAACAACCCAGCTTTTACAAATATGATATCTTCAGAGGATTGGGCTAAAAATAAAGGTGCTGGTAAAAATTTTAAAAGCCCATTTGCTGCTAAAACAGAAGGTGGTGTTAAAATACCATCTAAAGTATACACAACTAAAAGTTTTACTATACAGTGGGGTAATATTAAAAATAAAGCTGATAAAGATGCTGAAGTTAAAAGTGCCTATGATAAACATGGTTTACAATGGCCAGATGGTGGTGAAATCGATACGAATGATAAAAGAGGTAGTGGATGGGAAGAAGTTATGGGAACACCATTCCAACAACACCAAGGTACTGAAACAAAAAGATTGGCAATATATGCTAAAAAAGTTGGGGTTAAAAAAGGTGAAACTAAATATTTCTTAAACTACCAAGGTGATATAGCTGAACTAACACCAGAAGAAGTTAATTTTGTTTTTAGTTTATCACCTAAATCATACAGTGCTAAAATGCCTAAAAGATTATTGGATATTGAAAACCAAGAAGCGGCTCAAGAAATATTTGCACTAGAAAATGCATATGAATTCAAATCTTTGGATTTAAGTAAAATCTCTTATATTAGATGTACTATGCAAATTGATGGTCAAAATAAAAAATTCTCTTACTTAAATAAAAATGTAGCACCAGCTGGTTTAAATCCTGGTGAATTTGCTGAATTTATAAATCCAAATTAAAAATACAAAAATGAGAAGATTTGATAAAAATGAAAATATTAGAAAAGCTAATTTATTAGCTGAACAAAGATACCTAAAATCAAAAGGTTTGATTAGTGAAAATGATAATGAAGATTGGGAATTAGAAGATAGAAAACAACAATATGGTATCAACCCAGAAATCGAACCAACTGATTTACAATATAACGAATTAAGAGAAGATGGAAATGAACAAATGTTTATTCCAGAAGAAATTTTTAAATTAGAACAATTTGAAATGGATAGTTATAATATTGTAGAATTTAACCACGGTTATGACGATTCAGAATTAGAAATTGAATATACCTATACTGAAACAGATAGTAGTTGTTTCTATTTAAAAGCTCTTGTTACTTTTTATTTTAAAATTACTGGTTCATATAGGGCAGCATCATGGGGTTATCATGGGGGTAGTCCAGAAGAATATCCAGAAGCAGACTTTGTACTAGAGAAAATCATAGAAATTAAATATATTGATTGTACTAGTGGACAAGAATATAAGTTAACTGATGAAATGAAAAAAATAGCAATACCAAATGTCGTTAAAACGGTTGAAAATTTGGAAAATGATATTTCTAAAGAACTTTGGGATAGACTAGAAGATGACGGTCCAGATGGTGATTAATAAAAAAAATTAAAATAAAAATTAAAAATACTTGACAAATAAAAAAACTTTTAGTATATTTGCATATATTTAATTAATACACGAATAAAAAAACACAATGATAACAAATAACATACATAGAATGTCGATTAGTAATTGGAGACGTAATAGTCTACAAACTAGGTCTGGTATGTTCAGCGATATCATTGAGTTCTAAAAATAAGAATTTAATAAAATCAGAAACCCGACCTAGAAATAGAGTTGGGTTTTTTTATGTCATAAAAATTATGGAAAAATTAGTAAGAACATTAGGAACTGTAAAAGTCTCAGACTTCCAAAAGGACTTCGATAAGATTTATGACGAATACAATGCGAAAGCAAAAGAAATGGGTTACAACGGTAATCTTAAATTTGAAAAGAAGGGTGGCAAAGTAACAATATTTGTCACCATTAACATTCCCCTGTAGCTCAGTTGGTTAGAGCAACGCACTGTTAATGCGTGGGTCCCTGGTTCGAGTCCAGGTGGGGGAGCTGTGTGTGTAGCTCAGAGGCAGAGTGCTTGATTGTGAGTCAAGAGGTCGGGATTTCAAAATTCCTCATACACCAAACGAAGGTTCTTTGACATATTGGTAAATAAAATACACTGCGTAGCATATTGGAATGCACCAGGTCTCCAAAACCTCGGATGGATAGAGTTCGATTCTCTAACGTAGTGCTAATTATAAGGCTGTAGCCTTATATTATAACATTATAAGGTTATAGCCTTATAATTTAAAAATGGAGAAGTGTCCGAGTGGTTTATGGTGCTGGTCTTGAAAACCAGTGGACCTGAAAGGGTTCCGAGAGTTCGAATCTCTCCTTCTCCTCTAAAAATAAAATTTATGAAAAAGGTATTTGATATGTTGTAAGGTCTGCTATTCACAGACTCACAACATTATGAGTAAAAACATCAACAGAGCAAAACTGAAAAAACCAAAAACTACTAAAGAGTACAATTGTATTCGATGGATGAACATTTATGGTTATAACATATGGGATTATGGGTGGAATTGGAGCCACCGTAATCTACCAAATCATAAATGGAGAGAATTTAAAACGTGGAAACACAACAGAAAAACAAAGTGGAAGTAATAGGGCTTCCACCTAACAAATAGGAAGCTATTGATTTTTTTCGAACTTGTAGTATATTTATAACTATAAAAGATATAGATATGACTACAAGTTTAAAAGAAAAGATTTTATCGTTGAGAAACGATGGAAAAAACTATAATGAAATTAGTGAAATATTGAATTGTGCAAAAAGTACTGTTTCATTTCATTGTAACAATAATAATTTAGGTGGTAATTTTGTTAGTAAACAAAGAAGTAAATTAACAGAGATTGAAATAGTAGAGTTGAATAAATTTTATAAAGACCACACTATTGAAGAATGTGTAGTTAAATTTAACTTAGGTAAATCAACAATAATAAAATACACCAAAAATAAGTATGTTAAATTAAGTGATGAAGAATTAAAAATTAGGAATTATCAAAAAGTTAAAAACTTTCGCCAAAAGTTGAAAGAAAAAGCTATTGAATATAAAGGTGGTTGTTGTCAAAAATGTGGGTATGATAGATGCAATTCAGCGTTAGAATTCCATCATTTGGACCCAAATGAAAAAGATTTTGGTATTGGTTCTTACTCGGTGTTATCATGGGAAAAGATAAAACCAGAACTAGATAAATGTATCATGGTCTGTGCAAATTGTCATAGAGAAATACATGAAGAATTAAATAAATAGGCATGTAGTGAAATGGTTATCACGCAACACTGATACTGTTGTATTTCGAGTTCGAATCTCGGCATGCCTACTAAATATTGATACCGAAGAGGTTATGGGTTCGAGTCCCGTGTTTCCTACAATTTATAAGGTGCCAAAACTCACTAAAAAACATAGTTTTGGCCACTTATAAAAATGCAGATGTATCCCCTCAAGCTTATATCTTGTAGAAAGGGTAGTTGGTCACATGTGAGTTCGAATCTCACCTTCTGTACAAAGTTTATGCAATCTATGGGGTCTCTCATGTAATATTGAGGCGTGTCTAACCCAAAGCCTCTAAACTTTTTTATTCTTCGGTAGCTATAATGGTCAGAGCAATCGGTTGTTAACCGATGGGTTGGGGGTTCGAATCCCTCCTGAAGAGCAAAATAATTTGGTTACCCCGCTTGTTCCGTATGGGGTTATAAAGATGAATCAATTAACGGAACTCATGATGGAGACCTTGCCAAGAAAGGAGGTTAAAGATTCTAAACATCGACCAAAATGCCGCTAGTCAGTGGAGTACAACTATCCCTCATATGGATGGAAAGGTGAGTTCGAACCTCACAGGCGGTACCAAATTAAATATGCCCTCGTAGCTCAATTGGATTAGAGCACACGATTACGACTCGTGAGGCTGGGAGTTCAAATCTCTCCGAGGGTACTATACATGCACTTATGATGTAACAGGATAGCATAACCGCCTTCTAAGCGGTTCGTCTAGGTTCGAATCCTAGTAGGTGTACAAATGGAGAGTTGCCAGAGTGGTTAATGGAGCGGTTTGCTAAATCGTGGACCCGAAAGGGTTCCGTGGGTTCGAATCCCACACTCTCCGCTATTTACCAATATGTTGATTATTAAAATAAGTTAAAATGGTAAATATTCATCATTTGATGGTTGTGGTTTCTCGTAATATTGCTCAGCGTCACCAACACCATAATTTTTACTTATATCGTATTTAAGGTTATTGCTAATATCTGATGACAAACATTTTTCAGCAAATCGTTTATCTAAATTTTTAGCTTTAAGCCAAACACATGAAAACTGTTTATCTTCGGATTCATCAAAATACTTTTCAAAAATATTATAGTTGTTGGCAAGAGTAGATAACTTTACCTTATCTTTAGCTTCTAAATTAGAATTATATAACATATCATAAAAATTAACTAATTTATAATTAACGACAATATTATATTTTATTTTTATTGGTAATTTATCACTAGTTAATAATATCGATAAAACATCAGTGTTATCACCAGCAGCTTTTAAAGCCAAATAATCATCTAAGTTAACTTTAGCTTTATGAATTCTACCTGTCCACATATTTTTCGACTCTGAATCATCATAATCATTAATACCTAAATCAATATTTAATTTTACCATCTTCCTTAAAACCCTAAGATAAGCCCTTGAACAAACCATTATAATAACCCTTACATCTGATAAAATTTCTTTTATATTATCTTTACCTTGTAAAAACTTTATAATATCATCCTCACTCCTTAAACGTAATAACTCATTAACATTTTGTTTAACATCACTAACACTAACCTTATCAACACCTTTGAAAGGTTCAAAACTATTAACAAAATTATATGGAATACCTAAAGCGGATAATTCTTTTAATTGAATACTATATTTAGAACTAAAATCTACTTCATCACTCAATATGTCAACACTAAAAACTATTTTGTTATCCAAAGGCATAGTATGGTTTTTTTGTTTAGATAGAATAGTTTCTTCATATTGGTTAATAGGTAGACCATCTCTTGAAAACCCCTTTTGGTTTCTATACTCAGTATCGTCTTGTCTATTATAGTAGTGAACTGGTTTTATTGAATATTTTGAACTAATATAATCACCATTTAAATTAAACCTAATAATACCCCATTTTAAATTATATAACCTAGTAGTAGATAATGCAGATTCATACTTACTAATAGATGGGTCTTCATCATATTGATATTCCATTTTATGGAATTTAAACCCATGGTTTTTTACGTTTACACTAAAACCATTTCCGCTAGTGAAATGATATAGAACGCCACGAGATACTGCTTCACTTAAAACTTCCTCAAATATTTTTAAAATTTTCATTTAATTTCTTTTTATAATAAATATCTTAAAAAATAAGATTAGTAATATATTAGACTATTTAAAATTAGACATTTTTTACTGATATTTTTAATTTTTTAATGATATTTATAATATATGAAATCATTAATTAAAAAATTATTAAGGGAAAGTCTTTTAAGTGAAGATTATGTTACATCATCTCAGCTTGGTAAATTAGAAATTGAATTAGATAATTTATTTAAAAGTGTTGGTGTTGATATTGAATTTACAAAACATTTTTTGGATAGGGTGAATGATGTTAGAAATGGTAAGGAAATTACAATTGAAGAACTTAGGGATATCTTTAAAAAGATTTATTCACAATACAAAGAGCAGTTAATTAAATATAAAGATGGTTTTGAGGCTGTATTTAAAAACAACCCAACAAATATTAATATCCCGTTTACTATAAGTTGGGATAAGGAAAATGGTGAGTTAGATTTAATCAGTAAAACCATTATGAGAAAAAAGGATTTTGAAACATCAAATCAAATCCTTTATGTTACTGGTAAAGAACAACAACCACTACAAGCACAACCAAACAAAGATAGGTTTAAAAAAATCAAACTAACCTCTGGTGATATCATTAGATATTATGAACAATTAAACAAATTTGAAACATTAGATGGTCAAAGTATTGATATTGATTCAATATTTGATGAGTTACCAGAAGATATTCAAAATAAGATAATGGAATTAGCTGAAAATTTTAAAGTTAAAACTAATTTATTTAATAATTAGAATATATCATTGAATGAAAAAAAATATCATATCATATATAAAACTACTTGTTTAGTTAATAACAAATATTATATTGGTATGCATTCAACCGATAATCTGGAAGATGGTTATATGGGTTCTGGTAAAGCAATAAAATTTTCAATAAAAAGATATGGTAAAGAAAAACATAGAGTTGAGATTTTAGAAATAGTTGAGAATAGAGAATTATTAGCTGAAAGAGAAAAAGCAATTGTCACACTATCAAAAGTCAAAAATGGTAAGTGTATGAATTTAAAAGTTGGTGGTATTGGTGGGTTTACTAGAAAGGCTAAAATTAAGAAAAAAGTTAAAAAGAAACCAATAGTAAAAAAGAAACTTATTAAGTTAAAAACAAAACCTAAAAAATAAATTTGTTATATTTAAATATATTTTATATCTTTGTGGTATGAAAGATAAAATTAAATCTATATTAAGAGAAGGTACGCTTAAAAATTCATTAGGTGTAACCATTACTAGACCAGACCAAGTACTTATTGTAATGAGGGGGATTCCAGGTTCTGGTAAATCAACAAAAGCAAAAGAATTGGCTGGTACTGATGGTGTTATTCATTCAACAGATGATGTTATTGAAGCTCAAGGTGATTACAGGGAATTCTTCGAAAAGATGATTACAACTAAAGACTTTAGTCCTTTATCTAAAGCACACTCAACAAATCTTACAAATCTTATCAATTCATTAAAAAGTGGTGTATCACCAGTTATCTTAGATAATACAAATATTAAACAAAACGAATCTAAAGTTGCAGTTAAATCAGCATTAGATTTAGGGTTGGATGATAAGAACATTCAATTTGTTGATATTGGTACTGGTGGGTTATCAGCACAAGAATTAGCTGATAGGAATACTCATGGTGTTCCATTGGAAAAGATTGAATCAATGATAGCTAGTCACGCTGGTCAAGGCCCATTAAGTGTTGCTAGTGTTATGGGTTCAAAAGATATGTATAAAGAATCTGATGTATTATATTCTGCTGTTGTTTTAGATAGTGGTTCTAGAAGTTCACTATTATCTATGGTTGAAAATGAAATTCCAGATGGTTGGAATATTATTGCACACCATATGACAATTGTATTTGGTAAACCAGTACCGAACAAAGAAGATTTAGGTAAAGATATAACACTTAAAGTTACGGAATTGGGGTTATCTGATATGGCTATGGCTGTTAAAGTTGAAGGATACCCAACTAAAAATGCAACACCACACATCACAATAGCTGTTAACCCAAATGGTGGTAAAGCTGTTATGAGTAATGATATTACTGAATGGAGAAAAATAAAACCATTCAACGTTATTGGAAAAGTTACTGAAATAAAAAAATAAATATGAATATTTTTGTTCTAGATGAAAATCCACAAGTTGCTGCGCAAATGCACAATAATAAACATGTAGTTAAGATGATATTGGAAACGGCTCAATTATTATGCGGTGTTCATCATGTAACTGATAGCCAATATCTAATACCGTATAAGTTATCACATAAAAATCACCCATGTTCAATTTGGACCAGGGAGTGTATTGAAAATTATATTTGGTTGTGTGATTTGGGTATGTCATTATGTGAGGAATATACATATCGTTATGGTAAAAGACACAAATCTCAGGATGTTATTGAATGGTGCTTGATAAACACACCAAATATACCAACCAATGGTGATATAACAAACTTTGCTATGGCCATGCCAGATGATTGTAAAATTGATTCAGTCGTTGATTCATATAGATTATACTATATGACACATAAAAAAAGCTTAGCTGACTGGAAAAATAGAAAAAAACCTGATTGGTTTGTTGTTGATTAATAAAAAAACTCATATTTTTACAAAAAAGAATCGATGGAAGATAATATGGAAAGATATGATGAGTTATCTATTAAACTACTAAAGATAGGTGAAGCCTTGATAATGGAAGGTGAAGATAAACAAGATTATGTAATTAGCACTATTGGTAATTTTATAATCTTTATTAGCTCATTAATATATGATGAAAATGATATGCATGTATTTTCTGAAATGTGTAGTATGATAGCTGCTAAGAAAATGATGGAAGAAAGTGAAATAATGGGGTTACTTGGTGATTTAAGTTTTTCAGAACTTGAAAAATTAATAAAAATCTTAAAAGATAGAAATAAATAGTATTTATTTTTTTATGAATTTGTGTTATATTTATGATAAAACACAAACTTATGAAAAGATTATTATTATCATTATTTTTATTATTAAATACATTATCATATGGTCAAACATTAATAGCATATGATAATATTGAAACGTGGAATTGGTTAGGTGGATGGTGGATACCCGCTTTAACCACTGGGTATTATACAAATTATTTCGTATCATCTAATTCGAGTGCTGTAATTTATGGGGTAACAAAACCATCAGAAAATGCGAGCAACTCTAATATAGAACAAGATTGGTATTCATTACCAAATATCGTGGTATCACCAACTCACTCACATACCTTTAGATTTCGTTTAGGGTCATATAGAGCAACATCTACCGCATCTGGGTCGGGTGTAGATGGACCTGATTATGTAACTGTACAACTTAGTACAGATAATGAGGTTACATATGTTAATGAAATGAGGATAACGGGGTTTTCAAATGCTTATTGGAATTATAATGGGGCAATCGCAGCAAAGACGGCGAATGGTGGTTTGACCATATATGCACCTACGGCTGGTGGTAATAGAACAACTACTGGTGATGGTTACTCTGTAATTGAATTAACTATACCATCTGGTGTATCAAATATTGCGGTTGATTTATATTGTAGAGTAAATGCTACTGGTGAAGAATGGTGGATAGACAATATATCTTTAACACAAAATACTGGGCTACCAATTGAATTAATCAGTTTTGAAGGGACTAATATTGATAGTTATAATTTATTAACCTGGTCAAGTGCAACTGAACATAATAATGATTATTATTTAGTAGAACGTTCCACAGACGGGTTTAATTGGTCTGTAGTTAACAATCAGAACGGTGCTGGTAATTCCACATCTAAAATTGATTATAGCTTCAGAGACTTCACTTATGAAGCAGCAATTAATTATTATAGATTAACCCAGGTAGATATTGACGGTCAATCAGAAACTTTTAAAACAATAAGCCTTAACAATCTTGGTAAAACAAAAGAAGTCTTATACTTTACGAATTTATTAGGTCAAATTGTGAATGACGATGTTAAAGGTAACTTAATTGTTCATTATACTGATGGTACAACTGAAAGAATTTATAGATAATTAAAAATAAAGTAAAAATAAAAAGGTAATCATTTGGTGGTTACCTTTTTTTTATGTATATTTGTCAATAAATAATTAAAGTATGTTAGCAATAGTAGAATACATAAAGAAAAATGGGCTTAATAAAGCTGTTTCAGAGTTTAAATTGATAGTGAAAGAGTATGAACACAAAATACTTTTAAAATACAATCAAATAGAGTCTAATATGTCCTTAGAAGAAGTTAAGGATTGTAGAGGTCTTATTCTTGAGAAAGATACTTTAAAAGTTATGTCATTAGCATTTAGAAAGTTTTTTAATAATGCTGAAGGTCATGCGGCTAAAATAAACTGGGATACTGCACATGTTCTTAATAAAGAAGATGGTACAATGATTCAAGTTTATTGGGATTGGCATAAAGAAATTTGGTTTGCAGCAACTACAGGTACTGCTGAGGGTGAAGGTGAAGTGAATAATAAATATGGTACTACATTTAATGAATTATTTTGGGATACAGTTATTTCAAAGTATTCATTTAACACTTGCCTATTAGATAAGGACCATGTATATGTTTTTGAATTAACAACACCATATAATATTGTTGTAACACCACATGGTGAATCATCATCTAAATTATTGGCTGTTAGAAATAGATTAACATTAAAAGAAATACCATACAATGATTTATTTATGGTTTCGGTATCATTAGGAATACCATTGGTTAAATCTTATGATTTAAATGCTAAGAATGCTGGTACATTAATCAAGACATTTGAAAACATGCCATGGTCTGAAGAAGGCTATGTGGTTAGAGATGCTGATGACAATAGAGTTAAAATCAAAAATCCAGCCTACCTGGCCGTTCACCACTTAAAAGGTAAAACTGCTGAACACAATATTATGGTGATTGTTAAAACCAATGAAATTGAAGAATTCATTTCAACTTTCCCAGATAGAAAAGATGAATTATTGAGATTAAAAGAAGGTTATGATGATTTGGTTAATAGATTAAAGTTTTTGTGGGAAGAATTAAAGTTGCATAAACCTAATAGTATAATAGCATCTGAAAAAAAGAGATATGCTGCTAAGGTATTTGAGTTATGTGATAAATATGATTTAAAACCTTTCACAGGAATGTGCTTTGGATTAGTTGATGGTAAAATACCATCAGTAAATGAATATATGTTAAACTACGATGATAAGTCGTTATATAAAATGTTATAATTATGACAAAAGAATTTTATACAGAATTAGCTGAGCTAATACAGAAACATAAGTTAACCCTTATGACTGGTAATCGAGATACTTTGGTTAAAACTACTAAAGGGTTAGAAGGTCAAATGATGTTTATCACTGATGGTGAAAAAGTGGTAAGTTTACGTGGTGGTGAAAGTATGGTACATAAATCATCAACAACAATTTTACTCAATAAACTTAGATATAAAGAATAAAAAGTATTAAACAAAAAAAACCACAGATATCTGTGGTTTTTATTAATTTATTTTTATTAAGTTTAAGCTGCAACTACAGTTAATACACCAGCATCACTAACAGTTACTTTATATCTAGTTCCATTTGGACTTTTCATTATTACGCCTTCACCAACCCCGTTAGTTTCAAGACTTGGAACATAAACTGTATCATCCGCTGTACCAATAATACCAGCACCACCGATAATTGCACTTCTAGCACCACTAACTGTTGAACTATATGAATGTACAAATGATGAAAGACCACTAGCAGTTGAATTTGTACCACCAGCATGTGAAAAACTACCACTAGCTATTGTTAAATTACCCTCACTATGTGAATAGTCACCACTAGCTGTTGTTTGTTGACCTTCAGCGTGTGACGCAATACCAATAGCATCACTACCATTACCTTCAGCATGTGAATTAGCACCACTTGCTATTGCTCTACTACCTTCAGCGTGTGAAGCATAACCACTAGCTATTGTTTCATATCCTTCAGCATGTGATGCCTCACCTTCAGCAGTTGTAGCATAACCTTCAGCGTGTGAGTTAGCAAAAATAGCATATGTCGTATCACCTTCAGCATGTGAATTATCACCACCAGCGTATGTTAATCTACCTTCAGCATGTGATGCTTCACCAAGTGCTCTTGTAACAAATCCTTCAGCATGTGAACTACCACCATTAGCAGTTGCACCTTTACCTTCAGCATGTGATGCCTCACCACCAGCTCTTGTACTACTACCTTCAGCATGTGATGTGTTACCACTAGCTATTGATAAATAACCTTCAGCATGCGAATTCAAACTACTAGCAGTTGTAGCTCTACCCTCAGCATGTGATGCAGAACCACTAGCTGTTGATAAATAACCTTCGGCATGTGAACCATTATCACCACTAGCGGTTGTAGCTCTACCTTCAGCATGTGAATAATTACTAATAGCTGTTGATAAATAACCTTCAGCGTGTGATGCATCACCAGTTGCGGTTGTTTGACTACCCTCAGCATGAGAGGAATCTCCGATTGCGGCTGTACTTTTACCCCATGATGATGAATCAGAACCACTAGCGGTTGTGTTCCCCTGTTGAACAGGAGCTGTTAATGTTAAATTTGTTGTCACATTTGGTGTGATAATGTCTACGTTTATTTGACTCATTTTTTTTTAATTTTAAATTTTAAATTATTGTTAAAGTAGTTCCACTTGAAACCACTACACTAAAACCACTACCAATAGTTAATGGTGTTGGGTATGTTACTGTTGAATTATAAGGTAAAACTACATTTTGATTTATAGTTGATGGCGCTGGTGATGTTATGGTAAAACCCATATCAGTATAAGTTAAACCAACTACTCCACCCAATTGAGAACCATCACCAATAAAGTATTCTGAATAAATAGTTTGACCAGTTATGTCATCTGTTACAGATAAACTTCCGTTTATTGTTTGACTGATTAGTACTTCTTCTGCGTTGTTAATTATATATTTTACACTCACGTTTTGATAGGTTTACTAATAAATATTGTTGAGTTTAATAAAAAATAAAATATTTTATTTTTTTATTATTTTATTTGTGAAATTGAAATATTATTCGTATATTTGTAATATGAAAACAATTAATGTATTAGGGATAACAGTAAGATATGATTTAGAGGCTTTAGTGAATGAAGTTAATAACATTCCATATAATAGAGAAAATTATGTGGATAATCATAGAACGAGTGGTGGAAAGGGTGAACTACATGAAGGCGCACCAACCGAAGAAGAATTCATAAATCTAAGGACAGCATTTGCTAATGATATCCTTAATCTAGAAGATAGATTACCAGCTCTTATTGAAGAAAACTTATTTCTAACTAAAAAAGGTGTTTTAGGTAAAGGAAGACGTAGACCAATACTTATGGGTCATGATGATTTTTATACAAATGTTATTGATGAATATGACCATGATTTACAATTTGACAGACCTTATCTAAAATTAGATGTTAGAAATGATAAAGAAGGTGAATTAATTATTCATAAAATGCAAACAAATTATTAAATATGAACTATACAGAGAAAACTTACAGAGAAGCGAGAATGGTGGCAGTTAAAGCACATTCAAATCAGTCATATGATGAAATTTTCCCATACGAGAAGCACTTAGACGATGTTGTTGATGTGTTAAAAAGATTTGGGTTTTCTGGTAAATACATTGTTGCTGGCTATCTACATGATAGTATTGAGGATGATGGTATATCCTATAATGATATTAAAACGCATTTCGGTGTTGATGTAGCTGAAATGGTTTATTGTGTTACTGATGAAATCGGTAGAAATAGAAAAGAGAAAAAAGAAAAAACATTACCTAAAACAGCTAGTAACCCAGATGCTATTATTCTTAAGTTGGGTGATAGAATTGCAAATATTCAACATGGTGGTAAAGTAGATATGTATCTTAAAGAATATCAAGAATTTAAAGGTGCGTTATATTTGAATACACCGAAAGATGGTAAAGCTATGTGGGACCACTTAGATACTTTATTAGGTATTAATAAATTAGAAACTGTATAATTATGAGTGAAGATTGGAAAAATGAAAGAGCTGAAGCTGCTATGAGAGAAGGTACTGAAGCAATTAGAAAAGCTGCTGAAGAAAAGGCTAAAATGGAAATTATAGACGAGGATGATGATAATTGGACTCAAATTAAAGAATCATTATATTCATCTATTAATTCACCTGAACATGATGCTTATGTCATTCTCATAATTAGAAAAATGAGAGAAATGTATCACCCACCAGTAAAAAAATAAGCTATGAATATTAAACAAATTTTTGATGAAATCACTGCTGAGAGTAGCACTAACCAAAAGATGGTTATTTTAGGAAAATACGCTGACAACGAATTATTGAAACGTGTATTATATTTGGCTAATTCAAAACGAATTAAGTTTTATATTAAACAACTCCCAACATATACTAGGAATGCTAACCAAAATAATTCATTAGATTTTGCAGTTAGTGAGTTACAACACATAATTGATAGACATGTAACTGGTGGTGATGCACTTAACTTCTTGCGTGATTTGTTGGCTAGTGTGGATTCTGACAATGCTTATATCATCGAACGAATTATTGAGAAAGATTGTAAAATCGGTATGGGTACTTCAAACATGAATAAAGTAATCAAGGGACTTATTGAAGATACACCTTATATGGGTGCAGTATCTTTTGATGAAAAGAAAGCTCGTAAAATATTCGAAAATGGTGGTGTTGGTGTGTCACAAATTAAAATGGATGGTCGTTATTGTAATGCAATCATTCGTGGTGGTGAAGTTGAATTAGAAAGTCGTCAAGGCGAACCAACAATTGTTACTGGAGCTAAATTTATCGATGAATTATCATCTTTGGATGATTGTGTATTTAATGGTGAGTTAACTATTGATAATGTATCTCGTTATGAATCTAATGGTATCATTGCATCGCTTATTGATATTTGTGGTAAGAGAGATTCTAGAACAGAAGTTGAAAATGGTAAAAAATTAGCAGCTTTTGAGGAAAAACATGGTAACTTTGAAACAGCTTTGAACTCAATTAGATACACTATTTGGGATACAATTACTGTTGATGAATATTTCGATAAAAAATCAGATGTACCTTATTTGAACCGAGCTAATAAAGCTGGTATTTTAATTAACACTAAAGGGTTATCTATGGTTTCAATAGTTGATGCGGTTATGGTTTACACATATGATGAAGCTATGTCACATTTCCAAGATATACTAGCTACTGGTCAAGAGGGTACTATTCTTAAAGATATAAAGGGTACATGGAAAGATGGTAAACCAAATTGGCAAATAAAAATGAAGTTGGAAATGGATGTTGATTTACGTATTGTTGGTTTTAACTATGGAACAGGTAAAAATGAGCATGTAATCTCATCTGTAAATGCTGAATCAGCTGATGGTAAATTATTTACGAGACCAACTGGTATGAATGAGAGCTTGATGCAACATATCACAGAAAACCAAGAATCTTTGATGGGGACAATTATTGAAGTTAAATGTTCTGGATTATCACATGACTCAAATGGTAACTATGCGTTGCTACACCCAGTGTTCAAACAACTACGTGACGATAAAGATACGTGCGATTCTTTGGAATCAATAATGGCAATTGAAAATATGGCAAAAGGTTTAAATTAATTTTAAAAATATGAAAAAAATGATTAAATTTCCGTCTATTGAGCAATTTAGAACTGTTGTTTCTAATGTTAATAGACGATACAATTTTGTTGGTTTAGATGAAAATGGTGAGGCAATTTATGACCCAAATTTACCTAAACCAGTATTAACCTTTAAAGGTACTATAAAATTACATGGTACTAATGCTGGTGTTTCTTATAATAGTCAAGATGATTTGTGGGCACAATCTCGTGAGAATATCATCACACCAGAAAAAGATAACGCTGGATTTGCATTCTTTGTGGAATCAAATAAGGATATTTTTTATGGTTTAATGTTACATGTTGCCGAAAAAGAAAATATTAATAGAAACAATAACACTATTAGTATTTATGGTGAATGGGCTGGTGGTAATATTCAAAAAGGTGTTGGTATTTCCAACTTACCTAAATCATTCTTCATATTTGGTGTTAAAATTACACCACATACTGAAACTGAAGAAGAATTAAAAGCTAATCCAGCTTACTGGGTTGATTCAACGTACTTGAGAGCACCAGAGGTTAAAATTTACAATATCGATGATTATGAAACGTATTCAATTGATATCGATTTTAACATGCCTCAGTTGATTCAAAATCAATTATCCGAGTTGACTATTGCGGTTGAGGAAGAATGTCCTGTAGCGAAAGCATTTGGTTTCTCTGTTTTGGAAAATAATACAGCGTATGAGGACGAAAATGGAAATATTTGGTTTGAAAATGAATCATTACCTAATTTCACCAACCCAATTAAAGATAAATTAAAACCTGTTTTTAAAGAAAAACGTATTAAAAACCCTAATGGTGTTAATTTTATTAAATTTTCTTTAAATTAGTTTGTCTTTCCATACAATACCTAGATATTTATTAATAAATACTTTAATTATGGGAAAATATGTTGTTTACTTGGTTACGTATAGCGGTGATAAATTACCAAAATATTATATTGGTTCTACTAGTATAGAAAAAATTAATAATGGTTATTTAGGTAGTGTCAAATCTAAAAAATGGAAAACTATATTTGAGTTAGAGATTAAAAATAATAAAGAACTTTTTAACTCAGAAATATTAAGTTATCATGAAACTAGACAAGATGCTTTATCAGAAGAGTTAAGAATTCAAAAAGAGCAAAATGTTGTTAAGTCAAATGAATATATAAATGAATCTTTAGCTAGTAAAAATGGTTTTTTTGGTATGGCTATAACAGATGAACATAAAATAATGTTATCAAAAATAGCTAAAGAAACTCATGAAAAAGGTAAACTTCATAAATTAACACCTATGTGTGGTAAAAATAATCCAATGTATGGTAAAACTAATGAAGTTGTTGCTATTAATGTGTTAACTAATAAAAAAGTTAGGGTGTCTAAAAAAGTTTTTGATTCCGATATAAATCTTTCTGGTCATACGATTGGTTTTGTTTCGGTTATTGAAATAGAAACTGGTAAAAAAATAACAATAACTAAAGAAGAATTTAAACGTGGTAAAAATAACTATAAACACCATAATAAAGATAAAAAACATAGTGACGAATTAAAAAATAAATTATCTGAAATGAGAATTGGTTATATTACAGCTAAAGATTGGGAAGGTAAATTTCATAGAATACATAAAGATGATATTAGGTTAAAAAACGGTGAGTTTGGTAATACAACATCTAAAAGATGGGTGATAACTGATTTGGATGGTAATGAATATAAAACGTTTAATTTTAGGGCGTTTTTCAATGATAATTGTTTGCAATACCCTAGAAAAGAAAATATTATCGATGGGGTTATTAAATTTAAAATAAAAAGTAAAAATAAGTCAACTAATGGTTGGAAAGTAAAATGTTTAGATAAGTAAAAAAATGGGATATACTATTAAATTAAAAGAATTTGGAAATGAAGATAAAGTAGTTTCTGAATTAAATGAAGATGTAAATTTTGAAATTGGTATGATTGGTGAAGGTATCGTTTGGTCTTGTGAGTATCAAGATGTAGTACATAGGTTCAAGGTGAAGGGCGAATTACATAGCTCCTCTAAAGTTAAAACCTTAGCAACTGTTGATGTTGAAAAATTAAACTCAATTAAAGAGTTTGTAGAATATTCGGTTACCGAAAGTCGTGTTAACCAAGCAATCGAAAACGTATTCCCTAATGAAGAACCATTAGATGTTAAGAAAATGGGTGACGTAATTAGATGGGTTGTAAATGATGTTATCAAAGAAGAAATGGATACCATGATTGAGAATAATCTTGAACCCAAAGAAATAAATAAATACATTTCAACTAAAACGAGAGAAATGTTTTTAATAAAATTAAATGAATTAGTAGGATTATGAGCAGAGTAAAATATTCGAATAAAGTTTTCAGATTAAAGAAAGCTATGGAAGTAACACTTAATGGTGTTCCACAACCACTAACATTCACAATGGGTGAAGAATTCCACATTGTTGCTGATGTATTATACATGCATGGTTTTCGAGCGATGTTTCAAAAACCAATTATAGATTGGATTGAAGCTAACCCTAATTTATTTGTAGATGACACAAGACAATTCTAAACCAACAAGTGGTATATGTGTTGACGGTGGTACTGTAGGTAATCCAGGCCCATGTTTTTATCGTGGTGTTGACTTGGAAACGGGTCAAATCATATTTGAAGAACATTTGGGACCTGGAACCAACAATGTTGCTGAATTTTTGGCAATATGTCATGCAATACATTATTGTGAAAAGAAAGGTATCGAACCCAATATTTGGTCAGATAGTGTAACAGCTATTGCTTGGGTTAGAGATAAAAAACATAAATCATCTGCTTCAGGTGATATAATTGAGAGGATGGATAAAGCTTGTAAATTCTTAAAACCTAAAGATATTAAAATTAATAAATGGTTGACTAAAGAATGGGGTGAAATTCCAGCTGATTTTGGAAGAAAATAAAAAGATATGTTTGATAAATTAAAAAAAGGATTTTACTGGGGATTACTAATAATTTTAAGTTTTATATGTGTGGTTATAACACTTAAATTACTTTATTATTTACTAATAATATTGGCAACAATTGGGTTGGCTTTGATAATTAAAATTTTATATGAAAATAGAAGAAGAAACTAAAACACCATATGAATGGTGTGTTGAATATAACATAAGACCACTTGATTTAAATGAGTGGCCAGAGGAATGGTATGGGTCAAAAGAAAGACATTTTTTTGAAATGTATTTTGTTGGTAGGGATGAATTTTTGGAATGGATATCTAAATGTACCGTTAAACCAAATTCACAACCTAGAAAAGGTGAAGCTTATTTAGAATATCGTCTTTATGGATTAGTGCCATATAATATTAGTTCTATACAATCAGCTATTCAATACGGACATGCTGTTCAAGAATATAATAATTTGATGTTTGATGGTAAACATATTTGTCGTAGTATTAACTTTGGTGAAGCATTGTTAAAATCAAATCAGATTGGGTTTAATAAATGGAGAAAACAAGATAAGACATTTATTATATTAAATGGTGGAACAACAAATAATTCAAAGGATGATAGATGGTATGGTTCCTTACAAAAAAGTAGAGATACGTTATATGAGAATGGTGTGTTATTTTCAGAATTTTATGAACCAGATTTAAATGACACATTAACAGCTGTTGTGTTCTTGGTTGATGAGAGAGTGTTTAATAAAGAAACTTACCCAAACTTTGAGAAAGAAGTGTTACCATATTCTAGAACTAGACCTAGTGAGAAAAAAATAGAAGAATTAGAACAAAGAAACGCAATTAATTATGAAAAATGGGTTGAAAAAATCGGTGGACCAAAAAATGCATTCCTTAGAGAATTCTTACCAAAATTCAAATTGGCAAACTAATATTGTTAAGTTAACTGGTAGAATAGTTTTTGACCCAGAAGATAAAACTTTAAAACATAGTAAACAATCTTCTTGGAAGAAAGTAGCTATGGTTGTTATTCCTGGTGATGTTTGTGAATACTATATGTGGTTTCTTAAGAAGCGATATAATTTAAAGTTACATAAACCATTAAGGGGTGCTCATATAACATTCATAAATGATAGAGCTTCAGATATGAATGGTAAATGGGAAGAAATAAAAACTAAATGGAATGGTAAAAAAATTGAGGTTATAATAGACCTATCACCAAAAACTGATTCTTCTGAACCAAATAGTGATTATCACTGGTGGTTTAATATACCACATGAGGATAGAGAAGAATTACAAATGATACGTTCAGAATTAGGTTTAGGTAAACCTTTTTTTGGGTTACATATGTCGATTGGTAGAGCTGTTGATTATACAACAGATGATTTTGAAATTGGTGTTATGAAAGCTAAAGAAATGTGTGTAGAGCACTCAATTTATTTACATACTTTATATAAAGATGGCTTTATAAAATAAATATTAAAATTTATTAACATTTGAATTAATGTGGACTATTTATAATTAAACATAAATGCTCACATTTTTTGTTATAACAAAGTTTTGAAATTGTTTTTAAATGCATAATCAGATAGAAAAATTTAATATTTTAACCAAAACATTAATTTCACAATCAAGAAACCCACTATTCCAAGAGGGTAAAATAGAAGAGGGCGCAAAAATATTAACAAAACAAGTGGTAGAATCGATTGATGCTGATAGAGCATCAATTTGGTTATATGGTCCAGAAGAAAAATCAATTATTTGTCAACAATTATATATTAAATCTGAAGATGAGTTTTATCAAAATATAGAACTATTTGAAAAAGATTTTAAATCATATTTTGATGCACTAAAAGAAAACCCAATCATTATTGCTAATGATGCTGAAACACACCCAGCAACATCATGTTTTACCGAAACATATTTAAAACCATTAGGTATTAAATCAATGTTAGATGTTCCAATTATGCATAAAAATAAAATGATAGGTGTTATATGTATTGAAAGTTTAACAAGTAGGGGATGGAATGGAATTGAAGTTAATTTTGCTGAATTATTATCATCGATATATTCTTTTTCCTATTCAATAAAAGAAACAAATGACCTAAACAAAAAAATAGTAGAAATGGAGAAATTTATTGATGCTTCATCGATTATATCCACTGCTGATAAAAAAGGTAAAATTATATATGTTAATAAAAAATTTGAAGATGTTTCTGGTTGGTCTTTAGACGAAGTAATTGGTAAGGACCACATGATTGTTAATTCTGGATTGCAACCTGACGGATATTGGGGTAAGATGTACGAAACGGTGATGAAAGGTGAAATATGGAATGACGTTGTTACAAATAAGACAAAGTTAGGTGAGTTATATTATGTTGATACTTTTATTAGGGCACTTTTCGATGTTAATGGAAAATTAGATGGATTCACATCGATAAGACAAGATGTTACAGAGCTTAAAAAAAAGGAAGTAGAAATTCGCAATAGAATGAATGCAATAAATAAATCTAACGCAGTTATTGAGTTTGATTTAGAAGGTAACATTATTTTTGCGAATGAGTTGTTTACGGAAACTATGGGGTATTCATCACAAGATGAAATAGTTGGAAAACACCATAGGATATTTATAGATGATGAGCATGCAAAAAGTGAGGAGTATTCTCTTTTTTGGAAAAAATTAAATGAAGGTATATTATTTACAGGTGAAATTACTAGAGTAAAAAAAGATGGGTCTTTAGTTTATTTACAAGCAACTTACAACCCTATTATTGGTGTAGATGGTAAAATTTATCGTGTTATGAAAATCGCAACAGATATTACCAATTCTTACGAACAAAAGAAAGAGATTGAAAAGAAAAATACCTATTTAGAACATGCTGCAAAGATATTAAGACACGATATGCACTCAGGTATCAATACATATATGCCAAGAGGATTAAGTTCTTTAGAGAGAAGATTAAACCCCGAAGACATAGCCGATTTAAAAATAGAAGCACCAATTAGAATGATTAAGGAAGGTCTTAAACATTCACAAAAAGTGTATAAAGGGGTGTATGAGTTTACAAATCTGGTTAAAAAAGACGTTGTCTTAAATAAGGCAGAATGTGATTTAAAAGTGATCCTATCTGATTATCTATCATCAACCGCATATAGTAGTCAAGTTATTATTGAGGACTTACCAACAATAGAAGTAAACGAGGCGTTATTTTGTACTGCGGTTGACAACTTGATTAGAAACGGGTTAAAGTATAATGATTCTGACACTAAGTTTGTTAAAATTTATTCTGATGAGAATAATATATACATTCAAGATAATGGTAGAGGGATTACACAACAAGATTTTGATCACCTACGTAAACCATATACAAGAAAAGAAGGACAAACAGAATCGGGTACTGGTTTGGGGTTAAATATTTGCGTTGCAATTTTAGAAGAACACAGGTTTACTATTACTTGTGAGAAGAATGAAATAGGAACAAAAATGAAAATAAAAATAAAATAAAAAAAAAGAAAAAAATGATTGATTCAATTTTA